TGTTGAGATGTCTGTGTAAGCACCGTTTGCAGCGTTTGTCAATGATGCAACATTAACGTTTGCTGAAAGTGGCTTGTACCAACGGAATTGACCGAAGAAGTTTTCGCCTGAGAGGTCGATGCGCTGATCAGCAGCAACAATGCCTGTGCCGTTTAGTTTACGAGCTGTTGTATAAGCTTCGTCTGAGTATGCAGAAATTGCTAGGGCAATATTCTGGAAGTCTGTGTGCATAATAGCCATTATAATAATCCTTATTTGCTATTTATAAAATTTAAGTTAGTAGCCGAAGCTACCTAGTTTACCTTTAGCTGCTAGAGCTAACATTTCTTGAGAAGACATATCACTAAGTGATTTTGTCTGCTCGGTTGAAGGTGCTCCAGCAGGAGTACCTGTACCTGCACCAGCGTTAGCTTTAACGCGGAACAGAAAGCTGTTTTCTTCGGACTTAGCATAAGATTCAACAAAGTCCTGAATATTCATACCCGAAGAATGTTTCCAAACACCCTCTTCGCTGGTTAGTTGATTTACAATCTGTGAACGTGCCATATCACGGGCAGTATCGTTACGGAATTCCATACCAGCAAGTGCTTGGTTTAGAACGTTGTCACGACTTAATGCTGTGTTTTGTTCTTCATAGCTGTGTAATTTTGCCTTTAAGTCTGCCACTTCTAGCTCTAAAGCCTCTTGAAGCTTGCCCTCTTCTTTCATACGGGCGATTGCTTCTTCTTTAGCTTTGGCTTCCATGTCAGCCTTCATCTTAAGCGCTTCATCACGCTCCTTAGACATTCTGTCCATGTTCTCTTTCATTTTTGAAAGACGCTCTTGAACAATTCCCTCAACTTCATCAGCTGGTGATGTTGGTGTTTCTTCAACCTCCGGAGCCTCTGACTCTTCGGTTGCTACTTCTTCTGATACTGTTTCTTCAGTTACTTGGTTTTCTTGATTTTCCATACTATAATCCTTTCCAGTCACAGACTGAATTTAATAAATGTTTATGTGTCACAGACACGTTGAATAGTTTTTATTGGCTATAAGTACAACTTATGGTCCAATGCCGTAAAAATCCTCACCCTGTTCTAGGGGTCTCATGATTTCTTTTACCGTTAGGGCGTCTGGTCCAGTCTTAATAAGACCGTCTCGCTTAGCCCGTTCAAGATATTTTTTATAGGTTTTCCTTGACATACCCTGACGTCTCATTTCTCTGAGAGTCTTTTCAATGGTGCCTGACTTTAATGCGTCAGCATAAAGCTGTCTTAAAGCACCCTTCGCTTTAGTAGCGTCACCTAAGTTTGTAAAGAACGCATCGTGGATAGTTCCAGTGTCTACGTTATTCTTTCTGCCCCAAAGATGAAATTGTCTTACGAGCACAGCGTCATTGCTGTGATTACCATTAACACCCAAACCAATAGAAGCTTCTTGTATTGATTTTGCGCTAATTAGCTCTCCGTCTTTAACGGACTTCTCGTATATGTTATAAACTTTTTGCCCCGTAACAGGGTCTTTAAAGTCTATTCTTAATTGTTCCTTAACACGATACCGCTGCATCATGGTCTTCCCATCAAAAGTAACCCACGGTATATCTACCGAGCCACTCTCTTTGACGAAGTCTTTAGCCGCATCTTTCCAGAACTTAATAAAGTTACCTGTAACAGGTACTTGCTCTGACAGGTGCCTGGTCATAATTGATGAAATCTTATTGAAGATACGGGTGCCTACAAGGCTACCTGTCTCATCTCGAAGTTTAAACAAAAATGCATGCATCTCTTCTGAGTTTTTAACACCGTCTGCAAACTCCGCTCTAGCGGTGTTGTACAACGATTCTGTTATGCTGTCTCCTCGCTTACTGGCGATTACAACATTTCTTTTTAGTTCACGCAATTCGTCTATGCGTGTCCAATTCTTTCTATCCAGCTCAAAGCTAATTTTACCTTCAATGTGATCTGAGAACCTCTTGACTTCTTTAGCACTGATGGTGATCTTGCCCTTTTTAGCCAGAGCATCTGCAAACTTGTCTGCTACGTTATTAGCCTTAGTGGCATCCCCCGCACCATAGAATGTAACCATGTTCTGGAGCTTAGCAGCCTTCATCAGGTCAGTCCAGTCTAAGTCTAACTCTGATAACTCGGGTATTGACAAGAACTCTGGGTCGTCTACCGTTAGCTTGGCAATCTCATCGTAGAGACGTTGCTTTTGTCGAGTAGGGACAACGTTACTGAGTTCAGCTGCTTGCCTGTCTTTGGTGCTAAGAGCGATGATTTGCGCTCCGCTGGAGCTAGCATCGTTCTCAATCATCATATAAGTTTTATATTTGCTTAATTTACGAAGATCTGCTCGTGTATAACGACTGACATCAACAAATATTTTACCATCCATGTGTCTGTGAATACGAGTGTATTCCAGTGCCATTCTACTGACTTTTCCGATGTGCTCATCGTCTAACCCCATCTGATGGGCCTTAGCAATAAACTTACGAACTTGCCCTGCACGTTGTGTGGGCTTGTCCAGCATGTAGCCGCCCAGTTCTAGTAGATCCGCTTCAACGGCTTTAAAAGACCTTAAGCGCCCCGCTACTGTAAGAGTATCCGCGGCTGGCCCTGTGGCTGCACCTATTTGTGTCATAAGCTCTGTTAGCGCATCACCATCCATGGGTTTGCCTTTGGCTGTGTTCAAGAAAGGTCTAACTGTTTCTCCCTTGGTAGGGGTTAGCAGTCCTCTGTGATAAACACGACCACGGAAGTCAATACTGGCATCAACACTAAAACTCTGATTACGCTGACGATGAAATTTAGCAGTAGCTAGTACGCCTCTGCCATCATTGCCTCTGGCATCAATGAACAGCTTCTTCCACTCATTTTTCTTCATGAGTTCGCTGTCACCTGCTCGTTTAGCTTTGAAGTATATTACCTCTTCCGCAAAGTCAAAGAACTCATTGTCCACCGAGTATTTAACGGTGTTGGCGTGGTTCAGTGTTTTAGCTATGTCTCTGTCAATCTGGTTAGCATCGTAGTCAGCATAAACTTTCTCGCTAACAACCTTAGTGTTAGTCCGTCTGCCACGGGCATCGTAGAAGTCTTTGCTACCTGCTCGGGCATACAGCTGATCTCTGCTCTTGTAAACACCAAAACGCCTAGCAGTTAAGCTTCTCATCTTAGCCTCTTGTAATCGCCGAAGATCGCCATCAACAACAAATATCTGTTTAAACACAGTCTTCCCTCGCAGGGTTTTGTCTGCGCTGGGTCTGCCTGTGGCCAGATCAATCGGAGCAGTAGTGCCAGAACTTCTAAACACCTCGGTGCGAATAATGCCCTGCTTCTGCAAGTTAGCTAAAATACGGCTACCATCCTTGTGAAAGTCTTTAAGACTCTTGCTGCGTAAGGGATTTAGATTACCCAACTCCTCATCAAACAACTCACCTATCTTAATAGCAATAGCATCATAGTCCGATCCGTCTGCTGCTGCGATAGCCTCAAAGCTTTTGCTGAGAGCACGCATACTTTTATCTTGTAGCTGCTGTTTAGCCCTTGCACGATCTCGGGCAAACAAAAACTCAAAGTCTAAATATTCTCTGAGTTTGCCGCGTGTTTCGCCGATCTTGCCGGTAATCCAACTGTCGCTGGGAACCTTGTCTCGGTTGAGACGTTTCCACAGGTCATACCCAGGGACCTTTTTAAGCAGTGCCGCCTTGGCTCGGCTTATACTGGGATATCTCCGAATAATGGGTTGTGTATAAGCGCTGATGGGTGCCTTGGCGTTATAAAAGGCTCTCTTAGCCAGTTTAACACCCTGCTTACCACCCCAAGTCTCAATATACCTGTTGTCTCGGATTTGATTGTCTACAATATTACTTATAGAGTACCGCTTCCCTAATATAAAGACCTCTGGGTCATCTTTTAACCTGCTGCTGACGGGTCCAAACATTCTGGCTCTTTCAACACTGCGGTTAAACAGGGCAGTACCCTGATCCTGAACAGCGTTGATTGTGAATTTTCTGAAAACACTTACGGGCTGTGCCCAAGGCTCACCTGTAAGGTTGCTTCTGCTAAAAGTTTGTCTCATAACATCTACAACAGCTGCCCTCTGGTTAGTGCTCAGGTTTTTACTTAAACTTTTATCAAAGTCCCGAATCCACTGAATTTGAGGTTTAGTTAGCTCATAGCGTGGGTATTCCAGCATGCTTAAGCGTTCTTGAAGGAAAGCATCATCTGGTGCTTGTAGATGTTTGTAGGGGCCACGATCGTAGTCGGTGCCATCACTGCTGAACATTGCTCCGTTGCGTTCTCGCTTAAAGCTGGTTCTGCCTCTTTGTTTTTGAGCAAGGCTGTTACCCTTGAAATCCGCTAAGCTCAGCGCTTGAGCGTTTTCAGCAGCATCACTCTTAAAGAATTCTCTGAGTGCGGCTGTGTTCGTCTTGCTGCCCACTAGCTCTGCCGGAGTGTTGAATCTCAGGACGGTATTGCTTTCAGCGGTGCTTACAGGTCGCCTAACAATGGTGTTGCTGCGCCTCATCAAAGCTCGGATGCTTAAACCTTTTCCACTGGGGGTCACAAACTCTT